CCAAGACATGGAAACCCTGTCGCACAAGTTGGAGGATATGGAGAAGAATATCTGCCGAGCCATCTAATTAAAAACAGAATACCGATGAAAGAAGAAAGGAATATTATCACGATGGACGGGCAGGGCAATATCTCCCTGCCGAGCGATATAGGTGCAACCGCCATGACCGAGCGGGAAATCTGCGAACTGTTCGGGATTATCGTCCCGACGGTTCGGGCGGGGATAAAGGCACTCTGCAAAAGCGGAGTTTTGAGTATATATGACATAAAGCGCATTATCCGCATATCGGACAGATACAGCGTGGAGGTTTACAACCTCGAAACGATAGCCGCCCTCGCTTTCCGTATCGAATCGTTCGGGGCGGCGAAAGTCCGCAAAGTGTTGCTGGAAAGGATTATAAACGGGCGAAAAGAGAAAACGACGGTATTCGTGTCGGTTGTTTCGGACGGCAAACCCAACAGCCGTTGGAAAGCGTGATGATATACCAACATATCAACATGCAAACATACCAACATGCCAGCATACCAGCATACCAACATGCAAACCTATCACTATGGTGATATATATTGCAGGGTCTATTTCTCTTTTCAGAGGAAAGCGGAGCAATCATTTCCGATTACAAAGGCAAAGCAAGCACGGGGCTTTATGTCGGCTAAAAGGTCAAGCGGCTGCGCCGTTTCCCGATAAATCTTCCTCTCGCTTCGCTGCGAGCGTATTTATCGGGAAAACCTTGTATCCGACCGCCCCGTGCAAAAGAGCCTTTGAAAACGGAAACGACCGCCCCGCCGCCCACCACCGACCGAAAGGGAAAAATAATAAGGTGGGGTTATACGGGTAAGCAGACGGCAGGGACAGCCACCGCCGAAAGGCAGACGAACGGCACGCCGCAGGGTATTTACGGAGAAAATACCGTAGCTTATTAGGGAATTTTCCGAGCCGCAATACTCCGTATCGCTGAAAATTCCCCAATAAGGCAAGGGGCAAGCCCCTCTGCACACCCCCATCGAGGACGGCATTTCGCCGCCCCCGAAGATACAAAAAATCATTGTTTCACAAGCCAAAAAAGAAAGGAAGAATATATGGGTTTCGTAGTTTTACACATGGAAAAGGCGCACGGCAGCGACAGCGGAACAACCGCACATATAGAGCGTTTCATCATTCCGAAGAACGCTGCCCCCACACGCACGCACCTAAATCGCAGGCTCATCGAATATCCCGACGGGGTGAAAGACCGTTCGGCGGCTATACAGCGGAGATTGGAAGAAGCGGGGCTGACACGCAAAATCGGAAGCAACCAAGTACGGGCAATCCGCATTAATGCGTCGGGAACGCACGAGGACATGAAGCGGATAGAGGAAGAGGGACGTTTGGACGAGTGGTGCGCCGACAATCTGAAATATTTTGCCGACACGTTCGGAAAGGAGAACATCGTGGCGGCGCACCTGCATAGGGACGAGGAAACGCCGCACATACACGTTACACTCGTCCCCATCGTCAAGGGAGAGCGCAAGCGCAGGAAAAGGGAGGAACAGACAAAGAAGCGATACCGCAAGAAGCCTACCGACACCGTGAGGCTGTGTGCAGACGATATTATGACACGGCTGAAATTGAAGTCCTACCAAGATACCTATGCCGAAGCGATGGCGAAATACGGGCTGCAAAGGGGCATAGACGGCTCGAAGGCTCGCCACAAGTCCACGCAGCAGTATTATCGGGATATACAGAAACTCGCCGACAATCTGAAAGCGGAGGTGGTGGATTTGCAGCAGCAAAAAGAAACGGCGCAGGAGGAACTAAGACGGGCGAAAAAAGAAATACAGACCGAGAAGCTGAAAGGGGCGGCAACCACCGCAGCCGCCAACATCGCCGAGAGTGTCGGTTCTCTTTTCGGCAGCAACAAGGTCAAGACGCTGGAGAGGGAGAACACCGCCCTGCATCGGGAGGTAGCCACGCACGGGGAAGCCATCGAAGCCCTGCAAGACAGAATACAGACCATGCAGGCAGACCACAGCCGCCAACTGTTGGATATGCAACAGAAGTATATCAACGAATTGGCACAGACGGAAACAAATCTCAAACGTGAGATTTCACGACTTACGGTGTTGTTAAACAAGACCTTGAAATGGTTTCCACAAATCAAGGATATGATTAACATTGAAAGATTGTGCCTTGCCGTAGGCTTCAATAAAGAGCAGACTGCGACATTGCTGACAGGTAAACCCATTGAGTACAACGGCGAGTTGTACTCGGAAGAACACAAGCGGAAATTCATGGCAAAGGATGTCAAAGCCAAAGTGTTTTCTGACAACGGCAAGTTCATCCTTACGGTTGACTTGCGACCCATCGGCGAATGGTTCAGGGAGCAGTTCGAAAAACTGCGGCAGAGCATACGACAACCCGTTATACCGCAACGGAAAGGTAAGGGAATGAAACTGTAAAAGCCCCCTATTCCATTGAGGCAGGCAAATAAATCCACTACAAGATAAGTGATTATCGCAGCTTTTTTATTACTTTTGCATTTGGATTGGGGCGTCCCTCTCCAAGACATATTAGAAAAGAAAGAAGCGTTATGCTTATCTTGTAGTTGAAAACGTAGGAAATTTTCAAATGTGTACAAGGATAGCATAGTGGTTCTCACGCTATAGCGTGGGCTGCTATTACTACATCTGTACACAACGGTTTCCTACGACCATCAACTAAGACGTGGCATTGCAGTTCCACGCTTCGTGTTTTTAAAGGTCTTTGGGGAACTGGAAAGACACATTTCATCAGTATGAAAAAGAAATTTATCGGAACGGGAACAATCCGTAAGGTGTGGATTGCGTGTTCCATGGTGTGCGCCTGCATGTTCGGGTTGTCCGCTTGCGGCGATGACTACGACGATTCGGAGCTTAGGGGCGACATTGAGAACCTTGAAGGCCGAATAACCGCCCTTGAAGAATGGCAGAAATCCGTCAACACGGACATCCGGTCATTGCAAAGCCTTGTCGCGGCCCTTGAAGACAAGGATTATGTTACGGCGGTTACACCTCTTGAGGACGGAACGGGCTACGTCATCTCATTCCTCAAAAGCGGCAATGTAACCATTAAGCACGGCGAGCGTGGCGAGCAAGGAGAAAAGGGCGAGGACGGAACAACGCCCGTTATCAGCGTGAAGCAGGACTCTGACGGGAAACACTACTGGACTGTGAACGGCGAGTGGCTGCTTGATAATGGAAGCAAAATGCCCGTAACCGGGGAAAAAGGCGACAAGGGAGATAAGGGCGACAAAGGTGATAACGGAGCTTCCGGCAGCGATGGTCTGACACCTTATATCGGTGATAACGGCAATTGGTGGATAGGCACAACGGATACCGGAGTAAAAGCGCAAGGCAATGCCGGGACTGACGGGCAGACACCGCATATCGGTGACAACGGCAACTGGTGGATTGGAACGACCGATACAGGTGTAAAAGCGCAAGGCGATAAGGGTGCGGACGCTGTCGCTCCGCAAGTCCGTATCAACACAGATACAAACGAGTGGGAAATCTCGATCGACAACGGCACAACTTGGGCTTCAACGGGTGTCAAGGCTACCGGTGAGAAAGGTAACACCGGAGCACAAGGTGAAAAAGGTGATTCCATGTTCAGCAGCATCGACAACTCGAACGAGGATTACGTGGAATTGACGCTCGCCGACGGTGTAACCAAAATCAAACTGCCGAAATATGCCGCTTTCTCCATCGCTTTCGAAAGCGATGAAGTATTCTACGCTTCGCCACAGAAAAATGAATTGACGCTTGTCCTTCCCGTTACTCTCAAAGAAAGCGACTATCGTTCTATCATAGCGACCGTAACCGCAACGAACGGCGCAGATGTGCAAACACGAAGCACCGGAAGTCAATGGAGTGTTACCGTAACGAAACCTACATTCGGAACAGACGGCGCATTGGTAGAGGGGAGCGCAAAAGTTGCGATAAAGGGAACAGAGAATACTCACCTTGCTGACACTTATTTGCTGCGTGTGGCTCTCGTGGCTGCAAACGGAACGGAAGTTACTGCTTCTCGGTTGGTGAAATATTTCGACGGGGCGATTGTGGGAAGCCAATCGGATATAACGAACAATACCGTCAAACGTTTGGCGTGGAAAGGAGATATGGCTGAAACCGATTTCGCGTATATCCGGAATAATATGGCTTCGACCTTGGAAGTGCTCGACCTTTCGGCTACCACGTTGACGGAATTACCCAAAGATGCTTTGGCTTTTTACAGTCGTATGAACCTTAGCGATAATACGACACTGAAAGAGGTAATCCTGCCGGACGGACTGAAAACTATCGGCGATTGTGCTTTTGCCATGTGTAAAGCATTGAATAAATTGAATGTTCCCTCTACAGTTACAACGCTCGGACGTTGGATATTGGAAGGTACACCTTTGACATCTTTCACTATTCCTGACGGATTGACCTCCTTGTCCCAAAGTACGTTCTATAATAGCGACATTGCAGAAATCCGTATTCCGGCAACGGTAAAGGAAATTCCTAACTGGTGTTTCACGCTCTGTGAGAACTTGGAGCGGATATATCTGCACGATGGCATTACGTCTATTGGAGAAGGTGCATTCTCTTCCTGCCCCTCCTTGGACCACATTACCATTCCCAAAGGGGTTACCGTACTGTCGAAAGACTTGTTCGCTTCTTGTCATGGATTAAGGGAGGTCTATCTGCATGATGGCATAACGGCGATGAAAGAAGACGTTTTTTATTGCTGTACGTCGTTGACCTACTGCACCTTTCCCGATTACGGGGAAAACAGTCTCCCTGCCGGTTTGACGGAAATAGGAAAGAATTGCTTTTATAACACCGCGTTAAAGCAGATAAATATGACAGATACGCAAATCAAAGCCATACCGGACTGGGCTTTCTACTCATGCGAGAATTTGAAAGAAATTACATTACCATCCGGTTTAGAAACGATTGGTGCTAATGCGCTCAGAGCATGTCCATTCACATCCATTAAGTTGCCTGCATCTTTAAAGGAAATACAAGGTGTCGCATTTTTAGGTTGTGATGACTTACGCTTTGTTACTTGTGATGCTACCACACCGCCGACACTGGGGGATTATGCATTTCCTAATAAAGTGTATCAACTAAAAGTACCTGTCGGATATGTAGATACTTATAAGGCTACTTCTTGGAACAATTATTTCGAGAACATTCAGAAATAATTACAAATCCTATCGGGAGAACTTTAAGACGGGTTGCAATAAGCAATCCGTCTTTTTTTAACGTACACTTTGGCATTAGCAATAAAATCACTATATTTGTATTGAGTTATTTGACAGCATAGCACCGCAAATCGCTGAAAATTGCACGGTTGCCAATTCGTTACCGATATTCCTCAAATAATTCGCTAAATGTTTATTCCTCAAACGGTTGTGTCAAACCGTTGAAAGTCTAAAATAATAATTTTGTGATTCTCCATCTGTAATCAAGTACAATCCATTGTCTGTAAACTTGATGACTTTGGGCTTGAATGTGAGTTTCTTCAATGCCTCTGCCAAATTGGATGGAATGTTTTTGTAATATACTCCGTTTTTGCAGCAAGCTATCATCCCATAATTGGTAATATAGGCATAGCAAACCTCTCCGTATAGTTCTTCGGCTTTCAGTAT